CTCAATCTTGTTGAAAGTGGTGAGATACGAAGCAATAATGCAGGAATGATTGAACTTGATACAGATCAATTTAGAACAACAAAAGGTGGATTTATCACAATGGACTTTGAAGTTCCAGCAGAACGAGATATGATTGTTCGTATGTTGGCTAATGTTCTTCAAGACCATGGAGAAAGTGGTTCAGACCCTTATACTCACACGATTCAAGCAACTTCAGGTGCAGCTTTATCAAGACCTGATTTTACAGGCAGTTCAAGTTCAGGGATACCAAGTCTATTTGACATTGGTTTATATTACCCTGAATCTGCACAAGACAAACTGATCACAAGTGCTGTATTACAAAGTCTTACAATGAACTTTGATATGACTGATGGTAGATGTTTACTTAGTGGAACATTTTATTCAGGTATGACAAGTTCAAGTAAGTTCTTAGTAGAACAAACTTTAAGTGCTAATTCAGCAGCACCAACTCTAATGAGTTCATCACCAACACAAATAGAATCTTATTTTGATACTAAGAAACTTGATGTTGATGGAACTTCATTAGCAGATATGGTGATTACTGGAGTATCATTTACATTTGAAAACAATGTAGCAAGAGTTGGTAGAGATTCTAATGGTGATGCAGAAAGTTATGCTTTTGGTATCCCATCAGTA